GCTTGCCATTGAGGGGTGTACTGATTTTCAGCATTAATCAGTTGACCTTGAATACCAATCTGCTCTTGCTGGGCAGATGGGTATTCAAGGTCAACTGATTAATGCTGAAAATCAGTACACCCCTCAATGGCAAGCAGTCCAGAAGCAAGCCCTTATGGGTGGCATTGGAAACCTTGCAAGTATTTATGGGCAAACCAACGACCAGTCAATGGCTCTCCAGAGGCAGAATTTGCAGGGTCAAGGAGACCTATATGGGCAGGTAGGTGGCTACGCTCGAAACGCCTACAACGCCACGCTAGACCCCACTACGGCTGGTCTCTATAACACTATGGCATCTCAAGCGGCTGGTGGACTTGCCAGCGGTAGAGACTTAAGTCCTCAAGAGACTCAGATGGCTCAACAATCTGCTCGGGCGGCTATGGCTTCTAGGGGTATGCAAAGCGGCAATCAAGCAATTGCGGCTGAAGTTCTTAACTCATACAATATGCAAAATATGAGAGAGGATAGGGCAAGACAATATGCAGGTCAAGTTTATGGAATTGGTCAGCAAAATGCTTCACAGGCTATGTCTATGTATGGTCAACCTCTGATGACACAGATGAATCAATTCTCTGTTCCTACATTGTATGGTCAAGCCCAGCAATATAACGGCAACCTTGGTTCTAAGTTATTCCAACCAGAATCCCAATACAACGCTGAATTGATTTCAGCCAATCAGCAGAATCAGATGCAAGCGGCTATGGCTAATCAGCAAGCACAGGCTGGAATGATTTCCGCTGGTATTGGAGCCATTGGTATGATGGGTGGAGGATTCCTTGGAAATGCTGGTCTATTTGGTGGCACTACAGCAACAACCGCTGGCGGTGGGGCTCTTGCTAAAGGTATGACTTCAGCACAATCAACCTATGGAGGTCTCCTTGGCTCAAGGTCTGGAACTCCTTACTCTGGAATGAGCCCTCGATAATTTTATGGCAATGTTTCAACAATACCAGAACGGAGTTAGACCCGTTACTGGAATGGCAGAGGCTGGTGCGAATATTGGAAATATGTATGCACAAGGCATTTCTAATATGGCAAAAGGTCTTACTGAAGGCATTAAGGCTTATAACGAAAACTCAGCAAAGAACGACCTTGCTAACCAAAAGATTCAAAGCCTTGGACAAGACATTGCTAATAAAATAGCGATGTATAGCCAAGACCCAGAAATTTCACAGTCTGGGGTTCTTGAAGGATTGCATCAAGCCGCTTCTACATTGCAGGATGCTCCTACGAAGGGGCTTAACCAGCGTCTTGGTATTGCTCACGAAGCGGAGACCCGTCTGGGTGGCTTTGGCAATCAATGGCAGGAGTGGTCGTTCCTGCGTGGTAGAGCCATTGAGCGTGGCATCTCTGATGCTCTTAATCAGTACGCTGGTACGGTTACTTCAACAGAAGCGGTTAACCTAAATGACCCTAACCTTGCGGTTCGTGCAAATGAAAACCTTGTTGACCAAAAGAAGCGTGTTATGGACTTCTATGGTGAAATTAAGAAAGTCAATCCAAAGGTTCAATTTGACGATAATGAATTCTGGTCTCGCTGGTTATCCAAGGCTGAACAGGAAACATCAAAAGCACAGGGGATTGACCCAAGTATTATTTCGGCTCAACTTGAAGCGATTCAAGGAGAAAAGAATATTGTTGGTCAAAATAAGGTAGCCAACGAGGGTCTTCCAGAAGGTGCGTTCCAGCAGGGAGGAATGATGTACCAGCCCAAGACAGAAGGTGGATACGATTACGAAGGTACGCCTATGCAGAATACTCTCAAGGATTACGAGGCTACTATGCAAACGCCAGCAGAGGCTCCAGAAAGAAAACAAAAACAATACAAGCAAGATGTTGCTGATGCTCTTGAATTCTTTGGTGCAGGAAAAATGAGTGAACAACAATCAGGAATTGCATCAGAGGCGGCTAAACAAGTTACGCAAGAGGAGAAAGCCAAAATTGCTACATATGGTGCAAGAATAAATGCATTAAATCGTATGAAATCGATGATTGAAAATGGTGCTACACCGTATGAATTTAAAAAAGGTGGTGCATCCGCATCAGATTATAATCCATCGTATATTCCAGATATGTTTTCTATAATGGGAGAAAGAGTGGAACGCAAAATCTTTGGTAGCACAGACCAATCTAAACTTGCAGATGCAAGAAACAAACAACTCTGGGGTAGTTATAAGCCAGAATTAAACAAAGAGGTTCAAGATATTCCAATTGAAGAACGGCGTAAACTTAGCAAACTCATTCAAGAAGGAAAAATTAAGTTCGGAGAAAACGGAGAAACTACTGCTGAACAACTTTTCTTAGGAACTCAAGCAGAAGTTCAAACTAAACTTGGTAGTGGAACTGCAAGAGAAAGAGCAGAAGCACTTTCACATATCAATAAAAAGATACAAGAATCAAATTCATCAATATCTTCACTTACTAAAGCAAAAACAGACGAAAAGAAATTGGCTGAAAATATTGATAAATCTATTCAGTCTGGAACTAATATTTCAAAAACTACAGGTCAAACTGCTAAGATTTCAGACATTGGAGTTGGCGATGTAATTGTTGGTTCACGCACAGACAGCCGTCCTATTAGTGTTAGTGAGCGTAAGTCTCAAGTGCAGGATTTCCTAACTCAAAGATTTGGTGCTATTGACCCGACAGACCCCTCTGGTAAGCGTAGAATTCCAGTTCAAGGGTTTGAGCAGTTCTTCCAGAAGGCTGTTCCAGAATCTGAAATTCAAGAGTACACAACTCCTAGCGGTATTCGTCTTATGCGGATGAACGGCAAATGGGAGCAGATGAAAATGGCAGAGCCGAAGTCTATACAAGATATTCGTAAAGAATCTGTTGGAATTTACGGCAAGCAAGCAAGCAATGGCGAATTAATTCCTACTGAGTTCATTCCTAATTCTGGAGTTATGGTTGGTGGAATGTTCCGTGGTACTGATGCCGCTAACGATAAGTATACTGACGAAATGACTGGACTTATTGACTCTAGACGCTCTATTAGAAGATTACAGGAAATTAATGATAAGACTGGCGAGTGGGCTAGTTTCAAACTGTCTGGAGAGGCTATTGTTGAAGTTACAAACTTAAAAGCGGCACTTCGCACAGATATCATTGGGGTTGGTACGGTATCTAATTTTGAACAAGAACTTATTGATAGGGTTATCAAAGACCCTACAACATTCTTCTCTATGGAATCAAAAGACCGTGCAATCCTCTTGGCACTTGCTTCTAGAGTTGATAGAAGAATTCAGAATATTAGTGCGGCTAAAGGCTTGACAGTACAAATCAGAGATACTAACAACCAGAACTCAAGATTTGATGACCTCCGTCAAAGATATCTTAGAGAAAAAGGATTACTCTAATGGCTGAATTATACGACCAAGAAAAGATATATGCTAATCGACCTTCTGCTAACCCTCAAGCACCTCAATCTACTGATGCTGAGTTAGAAAGTCTATTGGCTGAACTTCCTCCCGAGGAGCGTGAAGCGGCTAGGCAGAAGATAACTGCCGCCCCTACTGGTGAAGACATCAATAGGGCAATGGAGGAAAAGAATGCTAATGGTGAGGTGTTAAATATGAGCCTTGACCAGTACAGGCTCTGGAAAACTAGTCATAAAAACAAAGAGGTTGATGTCTTGGATTCTCTGGGTCAAGCCGCTGGAGGCGTATATGATGAGGTAATGAAAGCGGCTGGGTCGATTTATGACCACCCAGTAGACTCTATTGCTAAATTTACCCCTTCATTAGTTGAAGCGTTTACGCAAGGAACAAGAAATCTGTACGGTATGGTGGCTCAGGAAAAAGACCCAGATAGTGTTTTCTTTAGAATGAAACACGCTTTATCTGCAAACGGTAGTGACGAGGGTTCAGAATACCAGCAGTTTATGGAGGCTCAAGCCTTCAATGTGCATTCAATGCGTCTGGCTACAGGTCAAGATACATTGATAATGGATAAGGATATTATTAATCCAGAAATGACACAGGTGATGTCATATGTTGCTGACCCTACTTTGTTTATTCCATTTGGAGGCATTGCCGCTAAGGGTGCTAAACTTATTGGTATGGGTGAGGCTCTTGCCAAGGCTTCAGCACGGGCTTCTGTAATTCAGCGTAAGGTTCTTGCTGGTACATTAAAGTGGGGTGTTGGAGCCCCTATTGAATTTATGGGAACTGCTGTTCGCAATACCATAGATTTTGGTTTAGAAAAGGCTGGCTCTGCTTTTGAAGTTGCTACTGGAATGCCAGCGGCTGAGGCTAAAACAACAGCACAGATGTATGGCTGGTATACGGCTTCTGCGGCTCTGGAAGGTCGAACAGTAGGGCTTCCTGTGGTTGGTAATATCGCAGGTGCTATGGTTGGTTCAACAACCGCTAGAGGCGTTGGTGAGGCTATTTCTGCCATTGGAGAGCAGATGGGAAAACAGGCTGAAAGAGGTAGAGGTGTTCTTTCATACGCTGGACAGGCTTTGAGGGATGCAGACAAGTCTGGAGTTCCTCTTTCTAAACACGCTAGAGCGTTGTTGAATGTTCTTGATAAGGTTGACCCTCTGTTCGTTTACTCCGCTGATATCACAAAGGGTGCGGCTGAGGGTATGGCTATTGGTGGCGGTCTTGGATACCTCAGCGGTGGCGAAGAAGGTGCGGCTAGTGGTGCTGGGGCTGGTTTGGCTCTTGGTTCTATTGGGGGGGGTGCTGGAAGCCTTGCGTCTGACATAGGCAAGACTCGTTTATATGACAGAATTGCGATTCAGCGTCATTTGGTAATTGATGCACTTCGTAAGATTGACCCAGATAAGGCTTCTGCGTTTGAAGCGTTTGCTAAGACTGCTGAACTTTCTGGAAATAGAGATTTAATTGCACAGGTTGATGGCATCATTACGGGCATTGATGTGATGGCTCCTAACTCAAAGTTTGTTGCTAGAAGCGAAGCAGACCATATGGCTTGGCTTCTTAGCCAGCGTATTGACCCGACTACTGGAAGGCTTATGGAGCCGTTGGCTATGTTTAGTGAGTTCGGTACGGACAGAAAATCTAGAGCAAAAGCCCTTTCATTCCTGTCAACACTTGGAAACAGATTTGACGGAGATAGTAAGAAACTAATCGAGTATATGAATACTCTTCCAGAAGACCACGCTATGCGTAAGCAGTTCTTCAGATTAGATGACAAACAAAAGAAAGCAGTATTTTCTGCTATCGATGAGGCTAACTCAGCAGAGGCTAAAAAAGTATTTGGAGACAAAAAGGCGTATGAATTCTATGGTGATTTAAACTACGCAGAGGCTAATGTTGCCCGTGTTAACTCAATGTTTGACGCTGGTAATAAGACTCAAGCAAATGAAACAATTCGTCAGTTCTTAAAGGACGAGACTGGCAAGGACGGCAAACTGTCTGCTAGAGGTCAGTTGCTTAAGGACAAATTGGCTACGGAAGGTTACTTCGACAAGGACGGAACTATGCGTCCGTCTAGACTCAAGGATGTTGAAACAACGATTGGTGAATACCAGAACGCTAAAGGTTTTGTTTTCAGAAGAGACTCAACAGGACAGGTCGAGATTCATATCAACCTTGATTCATTCGGTAAGGAGACTGCACCGCACGAATTATTCCACGCTGTGATGATGGATTCTATTATGAAGCCAGACTTCATTGATAGACTTGGGCAAAAACTATTAGGTAAGTTTGATGAGAATGGCAAAAGAATTGAAAATGCTTCTGTTGATATCAATCAAGTCAAGAAATTCTTTGGTCGTTATATTGATGCGTTGCACGGCAAGGATAGCAAAGAGGCTGGTAATCAAAACGAGCGTCTTAAACTTGCAATGGAAGAGTATGAATCTAGAGGTTCTACAAAGAAGATTTCATTAGAAACAAAAGATACTCTTGAAGGTTTGCTTGAAGAGTTTGGTTCTTACTACTTTGGAGCGTTTGTTAATGACAAGCCCGTAGACTACTTGTTTAGAGGTGGAGAACTTGGTGCTATGCGTGAAATTATGGGAAGTGCAAAGCAAGGTTTCCTAGATTTCTGGCAGTCAAAGATTAAGGGTATGAACCCAGACTTCAATTTTGACCCAGCAACTAATGAGTTTATTACTCAAGCGTTTGAAAAAGATGGCGTTAGAACTAAAAACAAGTCTTTGGATTTGTTGATGCGAGACTTTGTTAGGGCTAATGCTATGGCTAATCGACAGGGTGGCTTTGATATCACTAGGTTATCGCCAGAAGCCAGAGATACCTTTGTTAAGAATAACGGAATCCGTGGTTTGTCACTAACTAAAGACGCTAACGGAAACCTTGTTCGCAGTTCACAGCGTAAGGTAATCCAAGAGCAGATGCGTACTGGCAAGGAAATCTATAAGATTCTGGCTGGTCTTGACCCTAAGTTCCGTCAAGGGCTTCTTACAGATGGAGAAGGTAATCTATCTGGACGGCTATCCCCAGAGGCTATGGAGGCTATGGTTCAGTCTGGTCATATCGACAGAGCGTGGGTAGACAAGATTCAACAAGCCTACAATATTCTGGACGGTAAAGGTGGTAATGTATTTTACTTTGGTTACCTTGGCAAGACGGCTCAAATCGGTGACTACGCTTGGCCTCGATTAGTTGGTTCAGATGTTCCATTTAAGAATCGTGCCGCTGTCTTGCTTGGTGTTGACTTTAAGGTCGGCAAGGACGGTAAGATGTATTCGCTATTCCATACACTTGACAAGGCTGTCATTGATGGACGGGCTGATGTACTGTGGTCTGACCCTGCTATCCGTACTTTGTGGGATGGTGATAGAGGGTCTATGGAATCTGACTTCTTTAGATACCTTGCTAATGCCTCGTTGCCATCTTCTGATATAAACAGAAAAGGTTCAGCCGTGCTTCTTGAAGATGGTACTGGTAAGGGTGCAATGCGTAGAAACGCCCTGCATCAAATGCTTGGTTTGGTTAAGGCTGAGGGTGAGGTATACATTAACAAGCCTATTGCTGAGATTCCGTTTGGCATTCGTCACAGCGTAACGACCTTTAATGTTGATGGCATTTCTAGTATGCGTGTAGGTACTGACCGTTGGAATGTTGTTCCAGAAAACGCATTTAAAGATTTGTCTAGAAACTTTCAGCCTACGGAGATGGCAAGCGAAGATACGCCTACTGGCGGTAAGTTAATTAAACACAGTACTGGTTATAGAATCAGCAAACAAATTAACGAAAAGTTCAAGGTATTTGATGCTCAAGGAAAACACTTAGGTCAATTTGATACAATTGCTGATGCTGGTCGTGCGGCTCAGAAACACTTCAATGACACCTTTGACAAGAGCGTTGAAGGTAAAGACCCTGCTGTTCCTCCGACTGAAGTTCCTCCGTCTAGACAGGCTTATATAGACAAAGAACATTCAAATGCTCTATGGCAACATCTTATTAATAGAACCGATAAAGATGGTTTAATTTCTGCAATTAATGCTTGGCTAAGTTCTATGGGAAAATATCCCGAAGAAAATAGAAGTATAAGTTATACGCAAGGAGAAAGAAACATAATTGCTAATACAAAACTAATTGAATCTATTAAAAAGGCATTAGAAGAAAACAGTAAAAATCCTCCAGCAGACTTTATGCACGGATTAGATACTGCTATTGATGGTGAATCTAGTTATGGTAGGCGTATATGGAGAAATAAATCTGACGAAATAGAAAATATTATCAGACAACAATACGATGCAATGTATCCTATGGAAATCAAGTCTGCCCTGCATCCTAGACTTGCCCAGATTTTCCAAGACTATCCTAACCTTACAGCCCAAGGACTTCTTAAGAAACTTGAAGTCTATGGTTCTAACGGAAACAGATATCTTCAAGAAGCAACAGAGATTGGTCTTGTTGATTTACTGAAGTCTAAGATTCAAAAGACTACTACGCCAAGATTCCTTGAAGATGGTAGAATGATTGAGATGACGCAGGGCGTTACTCAGCCTAAGTTGGATATGCAGGAAATCCTAGACTTTGCTAAGTCTAAGGAAATCAAAGTTACTATTGAAGAGGGTGCTAGTGAAGTAAACGGAATGAATACAGAAACTTATACCCTTGGTGGAGATAAGTCTAATTACAAACAAACTGCTATTAGGATTAACCCCGAGTATGCCCACGGAATCCGTGGTCATTACGGAGAAAATACAATTGTTCACTTCCGAACAACGGAGCGTTTAGATGCTGAAGGAAATAAAGTGCTATTTATTGAAGAGGTACAGGCTAATAATACTGATGATACTAAAATTGTTTCTGAAGTAGCAAAGAAAAGAATGCAGACTGATTTAGACACTCTCAAACAATACAAGAGAGATGCTATTGCGGCTGGTGTATTTACAGAAGGTGAGTCTGATACTGGCAACAGAATATATGTAAATGAAAGAGAAAACTGGTTTAAAGAATATGGGTGGAGTGAAGCCTATAACATTATTCGTGATTCAGTAAGAAAAGAAATTACAGGAACAGGATATGATTATGCGTTGGAGAGAGATACCATTGCTAGGGCAATAATGGATGAAATAAGTTATGCTTTAGACCAACAGCACTTAATGACAGGAGAAGACTTTACTGAAAGAGTTGACAGTATATTGCTTTCTAATTCTGCTACTGATAGGAATTATAGAATATTTGAAGCGTTTAAAAAATCAGAAGGAGGAAAGCAATTTATTGAATCAGTTGGTAGAAGAATTGAGAGAGATTATAAGTTCTTCCAAGACAAAGGAACTCCACTTCTTAGCAGAGATTTGCACGAAGCACCTTACAACTCTACATCTATTATGTCGCACGAAAGGATTCGTGAACACATTTCTGATTTACATACAGCAATTGCACAGGCTAAAGTCGGGGGAAAATCATTTCCTCTTACAGCCGCTAAGGACTGGACTCTCTCAGCCCTCAAGGGAATCATCAGACAGGCTATCCGTGACGGCTTAGACAGAATTACGCTTACCCACCCCGATGACAGCCCTACCACATCTAGTATGGCTGGTGATGCAAGAAGACCTTTATATGGAAAATTAATTCCAGAAATTTGGGGTTCTTGGCTTCGTAAGTATGGGATTGAAATTGCTCAGTCCAACAAACTTACAGACACTAATGTTGCAAAAGCAAAAGATAATGTTGCTCAAGTATCCAGTAGGATTTCTGAGGCTAATAAAAAAGTTCTTGAGCGTTTTGAACAAGTAGGGGCTGGAGAAAATCCAGAAGTAATCAACGCTTTGTCTCAGATTCTTGCCACTCCTGTATATAAATACGATGGTGACTTGATGAAGCATTCTTCACTTGCTGGAAAGGTCAATGATGTCGAACTTGGGAAAGGAATAAGAGATATTCTTCTTCTTAAGCAAACTGAATTACACAACTATAAAGAAGTCTTGAGACTACAGGAAGAATCTATTCCTAAACAGAATGGCATTGGTTCCCGTAATAATTCTCCAGATAGTTCACTTAATGCTCGTATCTCTGCTGAGGCTATCGACAGAGGAATGACCTTTGAACTCAACGATGCCATCAAGCGTGACTTCCTTGACGGCAAGATTAAGATTCACGCCCAGCCTACCGAGGGTGATGCTGGAGGCAGGGTCTACGACCCGAACAGCAAAGAATTCAAGTCTGGCTTTATCGGTCTGTGGGCTTCCAAGAACCCAGAGCGTCTCAAAGGCTATGACCTTGAATTCATTGATAGAGGTACTAAGTACGGCACACATAATGTACGCATTCGCTTACAAGATAACTCTGTCAAGGGAAAGACAGAAGATGTCGGTCACATCACGGCTGACATAGACCCGAAGACAAAGGTTGCTTCTTTAAGTAGCAACATAGGAGTAAAATACAGAGGCAACAAGTTGTCCTATGCTCTTTATAGCGAGATGGCTGAACGCCTTCGCTCAATGGGAGTAGAAAAAATTGACGGAACAATAGTCAATCCAGAAGGAATCCCCATCAAGGTTCGTGAAAGGATTATAGGCAACACAAGAGTTCTGCGTTCAGACGATTCTATTGGACTTCCAATAGACTACAAACAGGGAGCAAGAATCATACAAAGAAGACAGGCAGAAGGCGGCAACACTTGGGGCGGTCTTGATGTTGTAAACGAACTTGACCCTAAGGCTCGCTACCAGCCAACTGAGGGCGAGCAAGAACCTATTCGTTTATCTGGAAAGAAAAAAATCATTGAATTAAATGGTGTTAAATACAGTCAATCAGACATAGATTCTATCGTTGAAACTGGATACCCTTCTGGCGAAGGTGACAGAATATATAATCCAGAAAGTAAAGGTTGGACAAATGGCTTCATAGGTGCATACGCAGAGAATAATCCCATTTTAACTAAGGGTGTTAAACTTAGTATGAAGAATTGGGAGAATAGAACTGATGCTTATGGAAAACGCTCGATTGAACTTAGAGAAGGTAAAAAACTAATAGGAAGAATAGACTATGATGTTAAGCGTGGAAGCAATGGTAAGTGGATGCTTTATGACCCTGCTGTTAAAGTTGAACCTGCTTATAGAAAAAGAGGATACTCAAATCTTCTTTACAGCGAAATGGCTGAAAGAGCAAGATTCTTAGGTGCAGAAGATTTTCTTCAGAGAATAGAAAACAAAGAGGCTGTTCCTATGTATTCTCAAATTAATACATTTGGATTTGGTGAATCAAAGTTGATTGATGCAGGAACTGGAAAGTCATCCCAACCAACAAAAGAGAACTTTGATAAACTTCTTTATCCAGAAATTGAGATACTTGGAAAAAATGGGAAAACTAAAACTGTCAAAGGAGAAGAACCTTGGGTTCACTCTTGGAGCAAGATATTCAAAGACAGACATTACCAGCCTTCCGAATACCAAGGAGGTGATGACTACTACAAGCCTAAGAAGAATCCATTTGAGTCTAAGGATGAGCAAGGTTTTCTTATTCGTAGTCCTTTTATTGTAGAAGACCCAAATCGTCCTTTAAAGAAAACTGTTAATCCAAATTCAGTCGCTTGGGATAATATTGGACATTTTTATAAGCGTCTAACTAGAGAAGAAACTGGAGGAATGACTCACGAACAAATATTTAATTGGGAAAATAAAAATACGGGATTATGGGCAGAAAACGCATCTGACGAAAAAGTAGTTACAAAAGACCATATCTCTTCTAGGACAATGGGATATACTTTTACTCATTCAAATTGGTTTGAACAAGAATTAGCAGGAGTAGAAAATAATAAGTGGGGCAGATATGAAAAACCTATATACGACAAAGATGGAAATTTAGTCAGAAGAGGAAGGATATCTATAACAAGTCAGTATCGTGGTCAGATTAAAAATATGAAACACGCCTATGAAATAAAAAATAGGATTGCTGAAAAGTTAAAGTTTAAACCAGAAGATGCTGACGCTTATTTATTTGATGCTTCTGACAGCATAAAACAATCAATGGGTTTTAGTTCTAAAGATACATTGCCAATCAAGTTCCAGCCTAGGGAGTTGGAGGTTCTTAACATCACAAGAACTCAAGATATGCCTTGGTTCAGAAACCTTATTTCTGGTGGCTCCTATGTTCGCTACGCTGGCATTGAGGAACTGAATGCTCTTCGTGGTCTTCACGCTGTCTCCCACGGGGCTGACACGCTGACTGGAGTTGATGTCACTACCACAGAAGGACGCAGAATTGTCGAAGGCAAGGGAGGTCTTGGCTATGCCTTGAACCCAAACAACAAGGCGGCTTGGGCTTCGATTGGAGATGGATTCATCAAACTAATCAACGACACCGTCAAGATGAATGTCGATGACGATAATGTTAAACAAAAGACAGCCCTGCTTCCGTTGGTATTTACAACATACAGAAAGAACCTTAACTCTGTTCAAGGCTCTGAGGGTTACTACAACATCTTTGAGATTCTCAGAAGAGGAAATATTGTCAGCGATAAAGACCTTAGACTGGCTATGAGCCTAGCGGTTGAAAGACTGTATGTTGACAAGAAGAAGCAAATCAAGAACGCCCAGACCGATGCTCTTAGAGATATTGTCAAGAACTCTAAGTACAACTGGGACGAGATGCTTGCTGGTATCCTTATAACGCTTGGAGATTCAGATGTCCAGAACTTCGGAACAAGAGGAAGAATGGTTGACCACATCTTCAGCGAACTGTGGAATAGGCTCGACCTCAGCAAGTCAAAGCAAGACCAGATAAAGAGCATCTTTCCAGAGTGGAATAATGTCAGCACAGGCAAGACAATTACAGTCGAGGATATGAAGTCTAATGTGGCTAACATCACAACCGACACATTGAGCAAGGGTCTTAAGAACGGGGATGTCTACGCTATCTTGAAGTTCAATGATTTCGTAAAGCCTACTGAATCGAACCATAGGTCATATGACACAGGTGTCATCCAAGAGAACGGAGAGAAGCCAGAGATAATTATCTTGAAGAAGCCTATTACGATTGATGACTTCTACCAGTCATCCGTCACCGCTAAGGGCGAAAAAGACTTGTCTACAATCTCTGATAGAAGCGTTAAGACTAACCTGCTTGGAATGAATGCTCGTCCGTATGGACAGGCTAGGGTTAAGATGGCTGGCTCTGTTGACTTCAGAGAGGTGGCAAGCAAAATGCAACCCTCTGAGGGCTTCAGCACATTCAAGTCAGAGCGTACCGCTACAGGCGTGTTGCTCAAGAATGCCGCTGGCTATGTCATCTCTAATGTAGGGTCTAAGTTCAAGGTCTACAACCCGTACAAGGCTGTCATTGGTATCTACGATAGCGAAGAGCAAGCCAAGAAGCGTATCTACAAAGAGGAGCCTAAACGATGAACCTAGATGACCCGACCTTGCAAGGAGTTGTAGAGGAGTTCAAGAAGACAGGGTGGGTTATGGCTATCCTTGGAGCGATAGGGATGTTGGCTCGTTTGATACTTACTAACGAAAAGTATAACACCATAATCTGGACTAGAAAGATTATTGCTGGTGGCATAGTTGGGGTGTTGTGCTACTTTGGTTTTTACGAGGCTGACATCGCCCCGCTATATCGTAGCGTTATATGCTCAATTGCTGGAAGTATTGCTCCAGAATTGTTTGAATTCATAAGACGGAAATTCCTGAAGACGGTCAAAGAATAATGAATAGTTTCCAAACCATAGCAATATTCTTTATCTTTGGAAACTTAGTCGGTTGCCAGACGGTTGAACCAATTACCCCCATCCCACTAGTAAATGAAGAAAAAGACAAATACATCACGAAAATCGAAAGCATCGTTTCTGACTCTGCTTCTGCCCTTACTGCTGTCGTTGGTGGTATCCCTAAAGGAGATGTTCGAGAACTCGTCCAAGCCCAAGTAATCCGTCTTAGTGGGGTCTCTAAGCCGTCCGTAGCCAAGGTTGAGGAGTATACACGGATGGTAAATCAAAAGGACTCTAAGGCTATCCAGAAGGACAAGGATGAGGCATCTAAGGTTGACGAGGAGACTGATGCCCTATACGCATTGGTTGACGCTAGGGACAGGGAGATAAACTCCTTGCAAACAAAGGTAGACTTAGCAGAGGCTCAATCAAAGCGTGAGTTCAAAGAGAAAGTACTTTGGCTATTGACTTGTGTAGGGATGGCAGTATCAACAGCGGGACTCCTAGTAATCGCCTTTACTCCTTGGAAGACCAGAGGATTAATTCTGATTGCTGGTGGGGCTACCGCAGTCGCTTCTGTCTGGGTGTTTTCTTCCGTCTGGTTTGAATACATCTTACTTTCGATAGTTGTCCTTGGATGCCTAGACCTTTGTTGGGTCGTAGTTCGCTGGCAGTTGGCAAGGAGAAGTAAGGCACAGGTCGAATCCCAGCCGCAGTAGGTCTACGAACTAAAACTCGTTTCATTGTACCAGCCTCAATGCATTTGTAGATAAATCTGTCTCCTGTGACAAGAGACCTGTTAATCAAACCTGCAATCTGATGACGGCTGTAATATCCGTTAGGGATATGCTCTGCCTCCCCTTGCTCAAAAAGCAACTGAAGTTCCTGTAGTTTCTTATTGTTCATCGTCTTCCCAGATAGACGGAGGAACGAAATCAATGAACAACGGAGTACGCTCTCCTACATAGGCATCAGCAATGTTGAACTGTACATACTCTTCAGCCGTCTCAATGTCCATCATATCGTTACGCATCATCTCTTCAACAATCAAGTTAGAAGAATAGACAGCAATGATGTTGCCATTGGACTTGGTTAATCCAATAAAGGCGTATGACAGTCCGTCAGCAATTACAATATCCTCATCAACTAAGATTAGGAATTCCTTGAGTTGTTTGTCGGTTCGTTTAGTCATTAGATTTCTGTGTGAGAATAAACCCACTTTTTGCCTACCTTGTGGGCTTGCCAAATCTTCCAGTTGCTTCCTTCCACATATCCATAGAGCCAGCCTGTAGCCCATTTGCTAGTGGCAAAGCGATTCTGTGCATATGACATTTCATCTTTACGGCATAGGCAACCACCTGTGAAGCCAACGCAACCACCCCAGCGTTGAGCCGTGACCATCTGCATTGAGTGAATGTGACCAATGATGACAGCACCACCACGGTCAGCGTAATGGATAGCGTGTTCTTCTACTGCATTCTTACCGCACTTGTAGCCGTGGCAGGAACGCACCTTGCCTAGAGTAAAGACTCCCTTGTCAGCGTGGTACTCTACAATCTTCTTGCAACCATTGGCTCGCAAAAAGGATTTGATATCTTGCAGGAGTTCTTGAATGAGTTCCTGTTTGCGACCTGTGTTGTTCTCAACCCCTTCATACAATCTGTATTCGTGGTTGCCCATCATAAATACAGTAGGTTTATAGTTCTGGATAAACCATTTCCCCCAATGCACATCGTCCTTTAGTGATTGATTTTTCTCCTCAGCATCAGCAGATTTACGGTATGGACGGATATCAAAACAGTCTCCACCGTGGATTCTTACATCTGGTTTAAAGTCCTTGCAAAAAGCAAACAGGGCTTCAGCCGCTTTCTTGTCTACCTTATCTCCGTGGTTATCGGAGGCATATACGAACTTGATTCGCTTAGGTTTGCTCATTGGAAATATCGAAGGTGTCGTTACGCAAGACCTTAAACTGGTCTGTACGCATATGACGGATGACCCCATCTTTCTCAAATACAATAGCAAAAATATCGTTAGACCAAGTGCCTCCATCCCGCACATACATCAGCCATCCATAGCCGATGTCGGTGCTAACTGGGACTGGATTGCGGAATTCGTGAATCATTTCTTACAGGTTGTACCCCAATTAGGCTTGCCGTCAATCAAGTCTTTCCAGTCATCGTGAGCCTTGATGAGTTCTTCGTGGGCAGAAGCATTGAGCATAACCACCATAGCCTCTTTGCTCAGACTAGCACCAGCCTTGCGTACTTGCTCTAGGTCTTCAAGGACACGCAACCAGCGGTCGTGGTCAGTCTGAGCCTCAACACGCCAGTATAATACTTCGTTCTTGAGACGCTCGTTATCTTTACGCAAGGCTTCCATATCTTCAGCAAGACCTTTCAGTTCATTGAAGAACTTATTTGTTTCGCTTGGCTCGTAGGGCTTGCTCATCGGTTGCGTATTTGTATTCTTTATTTTTCTGGAACTTATGTTGTTCAAGAACTTTAATGTAAGAAGTTAAATCTTTATCGTACATCTTTGTCAGAGTTTCACGGACAGCCTTTTCCGCTTCGCTAATAAGACTTGGGAGATTGTATCTACCCTTACACTTGGCAAGGCTCTGATGGTTTACTTTGTACTCTCCACCAGCCTGTTTAGCGGTCAAGCCTCTGGCAAGAGCCAGACGATAGATGTCTTGGATTCTC